CCCGAAACCGGGGGGCTCTCATAACGGGAGGGGCTTGTTTGGGCCCCTGAAAATTTGTTTTTGGTCTATACATGGTCAAAGCTGTGGAAGCCTCGGGCTTTCCACTGGCTCTACGAGCCTTTCGATTTCGCTTGGCCATGAAAGGTTTTATTGTTTAAAATTGCAAAAGTTGTACAAGATAATAGCAAAACCGCTATCGACACCAAAATGGTTCGTAACGTGGGCATGAGGTTGTATTGGTTCCCCGACCTCAACGGAGACTGTTCATCCATGGATCCCCAGTGGGGTTGCGCCGTGCAGTCGTTCGGCATTCTTGATAGCACGTAAATATTTATACCCTAAGGAAACGTTTTGGGCAGTTTAAATCCATGAACCCAATGGTGGTACGACACCAGCGCTACCATGGCAGGTGTGGTTGGAACTGGAGATCCGATACAAAATCCACTCCAACTGCCGTGCCACGGTAGAACTCCTCCATAACCAACTGCTCGTCTGGGGTGATCCCGAACGCATAAAAGAAACTAGCGCGTGTAGCCGGGGAAATGTCCCCATACCCGCGCTGCATGCCAGCAATGAGGTGCCTAACACCCCATGATTGCTCATCACTAACGCCAGGTCTATACTTGCCAGACCTAGCCATCGCCGCATAGAACTCCTGGACAACTGGGATCCCGCCAGCCAACGCCAGCCCCCCAGTGCCTACTGCATGCATCCAGCCACGGAAAACCCCCTCACCCTGCCACCCATGCACCGTGACGGTGTCTTTGGACAAGATAACTTGGGGTTCCTAACCATGATGTAGTCTGAGGCTCCAGGCCCTACCCAAACTGGCCGAGTTTGACAAAACTCAGCCCTCTCAAAATCGAAAGCTGGTTCCTCAACAGCCATGGAAAAGCCCATAGCCCGGAACCAGGCATCAAGCTGCGATTGAAACTGCAACAGATCGGACCGCTCCATAAAAACAAGACAGTCATCACCATTATTAGCCAGCCTAATACGCACGCCTACATGCCTCGCATAAGCAAGCACCATACAACACATCAACAGGCAGTTGCCCAACGATGTGTTCATGTCACCGCTCATCCGACCACCTTCAGTTTTGTAGCTCAGGTCACCATCAGCGACGTAGCCACGGCACACATTGGACAACTGCATGTCCAACAGCTCAGCCAAACGCTTCCTATGCTTCCG